CGCTTCGTCGCTGAGAGCGTCGTACTTCTCCTCGTCGGAGTCCTTGTCCATCTTCTTGGCGACGCGCTCGGCCAAGTCCTCTTCGGACTCGTCATCCTTCGGCTTGACCTTGTACGCCTCGAGCAGTTCGGCGCGGACATCGACGGGTTCAGCTTGCTTCTTCTTTGCCATTTCAACTTCCTTTATGGATGGATTGCCGCAGGACCGCTGCGGTGCCGGCTAAAGACCGTACTTCTCGAGCTGCTGGTGAGCCTCGTTGATACTGATGACGCCAGCCTGAACCAAACTCACTAGATGGTGTTTGAGTTTCTCGGGATCCTCCCTTTCGTAAGTAGCAGAGCACTTGCTGGTTTCATCCACGTCACAACGTACCAAGGTGACGCCCTGAAGCAGATCCGGCCCAACGACATCGACCATCCAGCGAGCCAGGTTTTCCGCGGTTGGGATGAACGGCACAAGAACGATGCCGTCCCGGTCGAGGAGCTGAAGTGTCATGGCCCACGGGTCTTCGTTGCAGATCAAGGTCCGGTGGTCCCACTGCTCCTCGAGCCACTGGCACAGCGTCGCCTTGATGACCGAGAAGTCGACTACCCTGCCCGCCTTGTCCAGTCCCGGTGCCGTGCAGTGGAATGTGAACCCGTAATTGTGCCCGTGCAGGTGAGCACACTTAGACTCGTGAAGGTGGATGCGGTGACCGCAGCAGATCTCGTGACGTCTTGTAGCGACTATCATGCACGACTCCTTATCCTCGGGATGAAGCGGGACGCTGGCTTGGTTTTGATCTTGGGCATGAACCGCGCTGCCGGCTTGGCGGTGATGATCTTCGGCTTACCCTTCTTTGGTGGCAGCATGATGTCGAGCACTCGCTGCTCAGCCCCCTGCCACGGCTGGCCCAGTGCTTCCTCGTTCGCCTTCTCGATGGCTGCTGCGGAGTCTTCCCGCTGCTTGCGGAGCAGTGCGTAACTCCAAATCTGCCGGTCGCCACTGGGGAGCCGGATGCCGACGCACTTGGTTTCGCCGATGCAGTAGAACCTCGAGCCTCCGGGGTCCTTGCCGATCTCGCCGCAGTGCGCGCCAACGATGCCCCACCGTTCCCAGTTGTTGAGCGTGCGCAGCCGGTGGAGCTGCTTCTCATCCATGTCGGTACGCAGCCACCACTGGAGCACTCCGTTGACCTTGGGTATCCTGTTGATGGATGGCTTGCCTGATGTCTTTATCTTGGGTTTCATGAGGATCTCTCGGTTAGGTTGGATAGGAATTCGAGGACTTGCTTTTCGCTGAGATCACTTGGGTCTGCTGCCTCCTCCAATCGTGCGGCTGTGACATGCCTGCCGCTGGTTTCAGTTAGGTACTCGGCCAGCTTCCACGCGGGGGCCGTCGCGTCTCTGTCGAACACGATGTACGCCTGTTCCACCCTGCCCGAGTTGAGCAGCCGCATGAGCTTCGAGATCTGTGCCAGCTTGAGCGATGTGCCGAACGTGCATACGGCTCGCGCACCCATCGGGCCACCGTAGAAGTCCAGCTTCATCATGTCAAACGGGCCTTCGGTGATGGCAAGATAACGCCCGCTCTTCAGAGCGTTATCGAAATTGCCTACCGTTGACTTCATCGTATCTCCCTCAGAAGTCAAGTATCGAGTGTTCGTATGAGAGATCGCGCGCCCGGTCCAGCCTACGAGCCTGCCCTCATCGTAGACCGGGTAGATGATGCGTTGCGCGTAATCCCCGGCGAGTGCGTAATGCAGATTATACGCCTTCGCAACCCTCAGCGCGTCGAGGCCAAACCCTCTAGCGCGGGCTAGGTACTCTACGAATCGCACTGCGCCGCGCCCATCACTGATTGGATGACAGTCGCGCGGGAGCTCGAGGCTAGGTGGTGATACCTTCTTGGTCATTGGTTCCTCTTCTAAGAGATCATCGAAGTCATCCGGGTTGTCTTGGTACTCGCGAACGATCCGGCTGGCCTCGGCGTGCTTGACGTTCAGAAGAGCCGATACCAGGGCTGTTGGATCTCGCCCCGCGCGGTCACACTTCCAGCAGTGCCAGTACGGGCGGGAGAGATTCAAGGAGAGGCCCATGTGGTGTGAGTGGTCCGAACAGAACGGACACTTGACGTTGATGTTGCCCTTGCTCGTGTTCGGCCCGCTGGTCACGTACTCGAGCCTCTCCTCCCGGCAGAACTTCCGCCAGTCGAATTTCATAATGCCCTGTACCAAGTCACCATCGGCATTTCTGTTCGCTTCTCAATGAGCCTCCTGCGAAAGAGCTTCGTCATAATTCTAGTCCTCTCTTTAGAGCCTCCAACAAATGGGCCATGCTCCCCTCTTCTCTCGGAGACTTCTGAGAACAACTCCCAAGGAAGCCACCACCGGGTTCTATCTTCTTGAAGGATTTCTAGGACTTGCTGGAGTGCTTGTTCGGTATGCATCATGCGGCCTTTTTGACAAGTCTGAGCTTCGGGCGGGGCAACTTGGGCTCCTGCACATGCCAGCCCCTAGTTCCCTCGCCCTCGAAGAGCTTGAAGACGGTTTCCACCCTGTAGAACCGGCGCGTGATGACTTGGTACAGTTCGCCGGTGTCGATGTTCCAAATCTCAACCACGTTCGCTCCGTAGCTGTTGGCCTGCATGTGGTCATAGGCGCGCATTCCAACCGTGCGGACGTGCTTGCCGCTATTCCGCTTGAGCGTCTTGGACTTGCGTCCCTTCACGGCGAACATGAAGTGAGCTTGGATGGTACGAACGCCTGTGCTTTCTTTTGCGTGTGTTGCCATGATTTCCTCGTTAGTTGAACCACCACAAAAACAAGGCGAGCCAGAAGAAGAGCACGGCCCACCATACCCACGAGCGCTCGATCCGCTCGAACCCAGATTTCCTCATAACGTCTCCCTTCCATTGCACACTGCTTCGAACAAGTCTCGACCCTGTGCAATCGAGGTCAAGATCCTGGTATCTACTGTCTTCGGTACCACTACGTCGTAGATGAACGTGTGCCTCTTCTGCTCGCCCCGGTACACCCGCTTCTCTGCCTGCTTGCGGGTAATGGGCGATACTGGCGATTCGAAGAAGACGCAGTACCGCGCCACCTTCTGCAACCCATCCACGCCTTCGGAGCCGGCCACGTTCTGCGCCAGCCACACCCGCCGCTTCGGGTCTTGCATGAACCGCTTGAGCTCTACACGCGGGTCGAGCTTGTTGAAGAACTTGCCCACCCCCGTGAACTGAATCTTGTGCCGTGCCAGCATCTCCCGAAGCATCTTGCCGCTGAAGGTGTACTCGTGGAAGATGACCACCTTCTCTTCCTCGTCGAGCTGGAGCAGGAACTGTTCCACCGCAAGCACCTTGCCGGGTTTCTCGAACGCCACCTCGACGCGCCCACCGTCCTCCAGCTTGGCCCCAAGGAAGCCCGAGGTCACCTGCCGCGTGCGCAGGAACACCTGTTCGCGTTCCTTGTGGTCCTCCGCAGCCTTCAGCTCGCCCGTGAGCTGCTTGTATCGCGTCAGCTGCGCCGTTGTCATGGTGGCAGGCAGGATGATGCGGCTGATGGGTGGCAGGTTGCCCAGTTCCTTCTCGTCGTACCTCAGGCTGCGATGTTGGATGAGCCGGTGCAGCTTGAGGGCCATGCGGCGCTGGAACTTCCACTCGATGCCCGAGTACGCATACGGATGCTTATGTGGCGTGTAGAGAGAGGCGTGATACAGCCCAATCGTCTCGCCCAGTGTCTCACCGCGGTCGATCACCTTGAGCTGAGGCCACAGTCTGTCAGGCTTCTTGCCGTGCGGTGTCCCGGTCATGCCATAGCAGTAGTCAGCCCCCTTCGAGAGAATGTTGCACATGGCCCACCAAAGGTTCTGGTCGTTGCCGATGTTGTGACACTCGTCGAGGACTAGGAAGTTGAACAGCTTCGCAAACGCAGCCGCGTTCCGCTTGGACACCCCCTCGAAGGTCTTGCCCTTCTTTTTGAAGAGCTCCGACATGAACACGGTGAGCCCGTCGTAGTTGATCAGGTAGATATCAAAGTCCGGCCCGTTGATGAGTTCCATACGGTGCTCGCGGGTGCCCACGAGTTCGCAGTAGCTCAGGTCGGGTGCGTGCTCCTCTATCTGCATGGCCCACGAGCCGACGTTGATCAGGTGCGGAACGCATACCAGCGCGCGGCGCAGCTTGCCCTTCCGTTTGGCGTGTCGTATGAGGTCGAGCGAGATCTTGGTCTTGCCGGCCCCCATGTCCAACGAGAACAAAAACCTGGGCTCGTTGATCCCGATTAGCGTACACACCATCTGGTGGATGCGGGGCTTCGTGAGGAACTTGATACCCTGCACCGCCCTGCGCATCTCGGACTCGGGGATCTCCTTCATCCAGCGCCAGTCGTCCATCTTGCGCCGCAGGAACGCACGCACCGCCGACTTCGCGATGTTAGGCGGGGCGAACCGTCTACGCCCCCACTTAGGTCTCACCTGTCCTCCATCTCTACTATTAGGCCGGCGAATTTCTCGCTGCTGATGCCTTTCTCGTTTGGATGATCCTCCCGATTTAACATAGAGATATCGCACTCCAAGGAAGTTAGTGAGTGGTGGAACTCTGGTGATGTGACAAGACAATGGTACCCGTTCCAGCTGAACTCTCTCACATCTGCATTGACAACGTAGGCACCCAACCTCCTCAATCCCCGGACTTCCCATTTAGATATCCAAGACATCGAACTGTGTGGTAGGGTCCAGTGTTTGAATGTAGCTTCCAAATTATCAAGAAGCTCCGACAAGGTTTCTGGTAGCTTGCTTTTCTGGCGCTTCTGTTTCGACTTCTCTGAAGGCTCAGTTGGCAATGGCGGTACTTTTGTTTCCTCTGCTATGGGCTGAGATAGTTCCGTTTCCTCTGTTCGAAGCCGAAGAAGCAGAAGTATCCAGTGGTACATCCTAAGTAGAGATCTCAATAACATAGCCATGATGTTTCCTCTCATTTTCTCTCGTCAATGATCGCATCCCACTCTTCCGAGCCATGCACGATGAGGCGATCAATCTCATCATGGGTAAAGGTATCCCGTAAGCACCGATAACGCGCAGCATCTTGCTCGTCAGCCCGGACAGCGGCGGCGTCGTAGGGCGGGAACGTGTTCAGCCGGTCGGCGAGCCACTGTGCATACCTCTGCATCTCCCATTTGAAGTCTGCGCCTTGGGTCAGTGCTAACGACATACTGAAACTAGGATCGTTAGTTTCGACGAACCATCCGTATCCATTTGTTCTAACTCGCCACGGGCCATCGCTCATGATCCCAACTCCTTGCGGGTGTCCTCGATCAACTGCCGCACGCCACGCAGATCTCCCTTCAGCCAGCGCATGAGCAGCAGGCGCATCCGATCGGTCTGCGTTGGATCAGGTGGGGGGCTGGTAGTGAACAGCGCAGCATCGGCATCGCGCAATGCACCGCTCGCCATTGGCCCGAACCGTGCGTTGGTTGTCATCAGCTCCGCGAACTTACGCAGGATCAACGAGGCGTGCGCCCACTGCTTCGCCGCCCGCAGCGCGTCGACTACGCTTTGGTCCTGCTCGTACTCTTCTATCAGCGCGTCGATAGAGGCGAGGCGGGCTCGGGTGGCTGGATCGAGTTCGGTGTTCATGCTGCCCTCCTAACGGCCTTGACTTCATCAACCACAAGCTGAAGCTTGGTGACCTGCTTCACCTTGTTCGCCCTGCGTATGCGGCGGAAGGTTGCGGATACATCGACCGTGGTGGCGCGGGGTTTGTAGTTCGGACTCAGCACATAGCGGTCGCCGAGGTACTTCTTCGCTTCGTCTAACGTCATTGCATCATCTCCCAGAGTAGTGAGCCATAGAGGAACAGGCCCAGTAAGAAAACAACGATGCTCAAGCACACGATGCCCCTATCGAGCAGCTCGTGGCGTTCGCAGTAATCACTAATCCGTCTCACTCTCTTCCTCCTCCGGTTCGCCGGCAGCGTCTTTCAAGATTTCAGCGTACTCATCGTTCAGCTTCATGCTTTCGAGTACGAACTGGCCCAGTGCGTAGTTCTGCGTCAGCAGCATGGCAAAGCGGTCGGCCTCATTGCGCGCGTTGCTGACGAAGAGCCGCGCCAGGTTCCACTCCCGCTCCGCTTTCGATTGGCTGTACGTGAACACACAGTCCGATGTCGCAATTACCGAGAAGTCTTCTGCCGCATGAGTCTCCTTCAAGAGGGACGCGCTCGCGCCCGGTCTGTTCGATTGGTGGGCCACAATCATCGCAAGGTTTCGTTCCACTCCCACCCTGCGCAGGTTAACCATCAGCTCGCCAAGCTCGAGCCGGTAGTTCTTGATGTCCAGCTTCATCAACTGCGGGTAGTCGACCACAAGAAAGTCCGGATGGAACCCACTGTCGGCTACCGCGTCGAGGTACGCCTCGAGTTCCATAAGCGTGAGGGACTTGGGCGGGAAGCCCTTGATGAGCAGCCGGTCCTCGTAGTTCAGCCACTCGACCCGCCGCGTGACCTTGTCCAGCGCACCGGGGCTAAGCAGCGATTCTGGCTTCACGGTCCTGCGATCGAAGCTCTCGAGCCTGCCCTTCTTGTCCCTGATGAACTCCGTCTGCGTTAGGCTTTCGATCTCCCGCATGGTCATCACGCTTACGCACTGGAGCACCCGCTGGCCCCACAGCCGCTCGCTCATCTCCAACGTAATGGCGATGCCCCGCCACCGCTGCATCAGCGCCCGCTTGACCATGTGGATCAGCCACCACGACTTCCCCCGCTTGGGCGGGCCGATGAACAGGTGCAGCTCTTGGCGTGCTGGCCCAAGGCCGAGCCGGTCTATGAGTTCGATGCCAGTCGCAATGGGGTCGCGTAACTCGGTGCCATCCTTGAGCAGCTTGACCACTGCCGGCAGAGTGATCCCCGGATCGAAGTTGGTGCTGCGGGCGCGAAGCGTCTTCTGCAGAATCTCCTCGGCCAGGTCGAGCTCGCCAGCCTGTATCTTTTCATGGGCGTCGATGATGCCGATCTTGAGCGTCTGCTGGCGTGTGAACCTACTCAGCTGGTCAAGAACGTACACCTCGTTGAGTGTGTCCTTGAGCTTGGCGGCATTGACCAAGGCGTGCCCGATGAAGTTGCCTTCCTCCGAGTTTGAGATAAGGATATCGTCGAGCTCGTCTGCCAAGTGGTTCCTCGGTGCGATGCCATACTTGTCGACGTAGTCATACACCTTGGACATGATCTCGCGGTAGTGCCGCGTCGTAAACAGGTTCACCGGCACCGTGGCCCGAACCCGCTTGGCTGCTGCGTCGTTGTAGATGGCAAGGGTGAGGAGGTTCTCCTGCAACGGTACAGACAGTCCCGGGTCCTTCATGGCTTCTCCCACCAGATGCGAACCTTGGTGAATGGCCCCAGTGTATGCGAGTCGCGAACAAAGTTGGACACACCGGATGCCACCCCGATGACATTGCCTGCCTCATCTCGAACATTGATGGCGCACTCGCCGCGCCACATGCCGGATGTCAGCAAGTACCACCATCGCCGCAGCCGTGCTTTGAGTATTGCGAGTTCGTCTCTCATGGGAGTCCAATCATTTTGTGAGTTTGAAGGGACAGCCGGTAGCCATACTCGAGGCAGATCTCAATCGCGAGATCCGTATTCTCCTTCTTGTGTTCATCATCTATCGGCTGGAGGAAGATTCGGTGAGGAGGGAAACCTGGTGGGGGCTTGGCAAGCGGGTGGACCAGTATGGGCTCCTTCTGTTGGGTGTTGTCGATCGGCAGGCCATCGGCCTCATCGAACCCACCATCTGCTCTGATGAGATACTTGTAGGCGTAAGCCCAGTTCGCAATCTGCTTGTTCAATGTGGGAGTCTTCGGGCTGATGACTAATGACATCCGGCCCGGTGTCGGGCGTTCGGATACTTTGGACACGCACAGGTCTGCGAGGGTGTACCCGGTAAACGGGTTCACAGTTCCTGCGGTTTCTATTTGGAAGTGGTAATGCGACATCGCCCACATGATGTGATCGATGGGTTGAAGCAATGGTTCGCCGCCTGTTACCACAACAAGGCGGATGCTGTGGCTGGCGA